GAGCGCCGCCAGATCGCGGCCATATCGGTGGAAAACAAAGATGGCCTTCTCGCCGTAAACCTGCTGAATCAGGTCCGGCAGGCGCTGCCTGCCCTCCGATGTCGATATCCTCGCGATCCGCTCGCGGAGTTCCTGTTCAGGCATGAGGCGGCTCCTCGAATCTGAAGCCGTGCATCTGATGAGCTTCGCGGACTCGATCTATGGCGTCGGACAGGCGGTTGAACTTGCCGACCGGGCGCTCATAGGGGCGCAGGCCTTCGCGCATCCAGTCGAGCACCACCTGGGCGGCGTCGAACAGTTCGCTGTAGGCCTCCTGGCCAACGAGTTGGACGGGCTTCGCCTGTTCAGGCATTGGGTTCCTCCAGCGGCCTGCGGTCGGGGCATACGAGGGCGAGACAGCTATCCGGCGACGCTTCTCGGCAGCGGGAGCATTCGAACTCCTCGTCGTACCAGAGGTCGATTTCGGCCTTCGCCGCCTCCAGGGTCGGCGCGGAACCGCAGCGGTTGTCCGCTGGTCCCTCGTCGCCGTAAGTGGGCGCGCCGTCGTAGTCGTCGTGCCAGAACTGCCAGTCGCAGTTGCGCGTCGGGATCGGCGGGGGATCGTAGTCGATCCACCAATTGCGATAGCGGAGCTTAGGCACGGGGTTGCTCCTGGGAGATGAGGGCGTCATGCGACCTCTTCGAAAAGTTCCAGCTCAGGTCGGGTCGGATCAATGAAGCGGGCCGGGCACTGCATTGCGTCCCAGCGGTCGGCCTTTTGCTCCAGCGCCCATCCGTAATGGTCGCCATGGCGCTTTAGACGATGGTGGTTCTGCCCGAGGTCCGTGCTGTCCACCGAGGCGAAAGGCCAGTGCCAGCCGCTGAGCTGCATCCCTCGCAGCATGTGGACGTTCGGCGTCCTAGGGTGGCGCTTACCGATCTCGCGCCATAGTTCGTCCATCCTGGCCACGAAGGCCTCGGCAGGGATCGCGGCGTACTCACCAGTCGCCCCGAAAGCCACGACCGGCCACTCATCCAGCAGCCGGAGGGCCCGCTCGGTCGGCTCATCGATGTGGAAGACGGGAACGCCGCGCTGCCCGAACGGCCATTCTGCGATCAAGGCATCCTGCGCCTGGGAGCCCTCGACGATCTCGTCGGGGATGATGGCCCAGGTGGTCGGTCGGTCCAGCCAGCGGTCGCACCAGACGTAGTAGCCCGGCCAGTCCGTCTCCTTGCCGGATTTCCATTTGGAGAAGGCGCCGTTGTCGAGCATGAGTGTCTGCGCGTTCGCGTCGCACCACTCGATGTTATCGGGGCGCATGTAAGAGACGCAGAAGTGGCGACCGCGCAGCTTTAGAAGGGTCGCGGCCGGCGTGATCGGCGTTCCATGGTAGTGGATCGTCATCACGCCCATATCTCCGCGTGGAACCCCGGCCGATCAGAGCTGGGCTCACGATCGACGGTGATCTTTTCGACGTTTGCGAGCGGGCGCAGGACGCGCGCCAGAGCTTCGTTCGACCACAGAGCGGCGGGTATGCGGCGGCGGCCGTCTTCGAGCGATATGAAGCTCTCAAGCGCCGTCCTAAGTGCGGCCGCCATCGCTCGCCCGTCACGCCAGGGCGTTGCGCTCCACCAGACTGTGACCTTCCACGTGTGCTCGTGCCATCCCTCGGAGAGCTCGGCGTCAAAGTGATCGGCCGTGAATAGGACGGATGCGCCCGACAAGTTCATGACGTCGCCCCTTCGACCCTGGCGAGTAGGGATTTGAGAGTGGGGAGGTCGGTCATTTGGATTCCCGGGAGTTGTTCGGGGTCTCCTGCCCTTCGGGCAGTCGTTCGGAAGCGCCGCTCTCCACTGGAACAGTGCGCCGCGGATGGTCAGCAGGCGCGTTGCAAAGCCATGCCGCAGCGCACTCGCCGGTCGCGTAAAGCGCTGACTCGTAGCGCATTCCAGCCGGGCTCTGAGCCACAGGACGCGTCGCCGTAGGCGACAAGTGCTCGGCTCCCTGGGATGAACTCTTCATCTTTCCTTCCTGGAATAGGGATGAGGTCATGCCGCTTCCTCCGACCGCGGCCGGTAGCAACGGCCAATCCAAGAGCTCAGCGCGAACGGGATCTTCGCGATCTTGGCGCTGGCGGCCTTGCGCTTGGCCGACCCGGAGCTGCAGGACGCGACTGGATCGCGCTTCCATTGCCTGCCATCGAGATTGTTGTTCGTGTGCTTTTGGCCTGGCGAGCCGATCTTGAACCAGCTACCGCCGTTGGCGTTCTTCATCCCCTCGACGCTGGCCGTCTGGAACGACCGGCCCGATCCGTCGAACCGGAAGCCCGGGACTTTGCGGGCATCCACCACGCCAGGCATTAGCGCCGGCACATCTCCCCACAAGTAATAGCTGCCGAAGTTCCACGCGGCCTTCCCGACCCACGGTTCGGCGCCGCGGACGTTCTCCACGACCATCGGGATATATCGGCCAGCGGCTTCGGACGCCTGGCGCTGAAGCCGGAAGCAGGCGTCGAAGATCGCCCTCAACTCAGCGACGGTCCGCGAGCCGCGATAGCCGGCCGGGAAGTCGCCCTCGCCCCGCAGCGCCCGCGCGATCTGCTTCGCCCGGCCCCAGGGCATCGCCATGTAGCTGAACTCGGTGCAGGGCGGCGAGGCGACGATCAGCTCAGCGTCGGCGATCTCCGAGCCGTGCATCTCCAGCACGTTGCGCAGGACCAGTTCGGCCGGGTACTTCTCGTCCCCGTACTTGTGGGCCTCGATGTCGTAGCCGCGGACGCGGTAGCCCTCCGCGAGAAGACCGGAAGTCCAGCCTCCGAGCCCGCAACACAGATCGATGGCGAGGGGCTTGCTCATGCGGCTTCCCTCGCCACGAACACGCGCGCATTCGGCCCCACTTCTCCCCCACAGAAGTCCTTTCCACCCCTCAGGACATGGAGGGCTTCCCGGCCTTTGTCGGTGATCTGGTAGAAGCCTTCGGAGCGGGTGATCAGGCCACAGCGGAGCATTTCGCCCGTCAGCCACCACAGCTTCTTCGACGCGTTCGGAGAAAGGCCGGAATGGGCCTTCAGGTCAGCCAGGGTTGCGGGACCGATGTCGAGGAGGCTGAGGGCGTTATGGGCTTTGCCGCCCGCAGAGAACGTGACCATCACTCCCGCTCCCCCAGCTTGGGACGGTCTAGGTGGGCGCGCCCGTCGAGCAGATGGCCGCCCTTGTCTGGGCCTCGGCCGCCGACTTGCTTGAAGTTGAAGACGCGACCTAGACGCTCGGCGTCGGCTCTGAGGGCGCGGGCCCAGTCTAGAGCCATGTGGCGCGCACTTCGGCCGCTCTCGCCGCCGACGATGATCCAGTCCGGCGCGAAGCCGCCCAAGCGCACCGGGCCGAGAAGCGGCTCAAAGCTTCCGAACGTGAACAGGGCGTTCAGCAGGTGGCGCGCGTCCTCGAGCTTGCGAGCGTCGCGGTCGTAGTCGGCTTGATCTCCGAAGGTCGCGCCAAGCGCCGCGTTGGGCGGCAATCCGCCGGCCTCACGCGCCATCTCGACGGCGTTGCCGATCCGCTTGGACAGGTAGAGCATGACGAGGTTCGGACACGCCCTGGCCTCGTCGAACGCTTCACGCCGCCATTCCGGCGGGACTTTGTTGTCCCAGATGTCGCCAAGGCTGAGCGAGAAGACGAAGCGGCGCTCGCCGGCCTTCGCCGCCGCCCGGTCCCACTTTCGCAGGTTCGCCCAGGTCGCGGCCGAGGTCCGAACACGGTCGCCGTGCGGACCCCAGACAACGCGCCCGTAGCGCTTGTCCATCAGCTCCTCGGCGTAACAGAAGTCGCAGGGCGCGCCGACCTTCTGGCATCCGATCCATGGGTTCCAGGTGTGGTCCGTCCATTCGATCTTCGTGACTTCGCCCATCACTCCCGCTCCTCAGTCTGTGGACGGGTAGGGGAGAAGCCTCGGCTGCGGATCTTCGCGCGCGACGCTGGCCATGCCCCGATGTGCTTGAGCCGGATGCGGTCAGCCTTGGACCTGGCGCGGGCCTCCGAGGCCGTCTTCTGAGCGTGCGCGGCCTTGAGCGCCGGGGCGAGGTTGCTCTCCCGGTTCTCGCCCCCGCCCCACAGCGGCTTGACGTGCTCCAGCTCCCAGATGTCGCCGACGCCGATCTTCTGGCCGGTCAGGTAGCAGCGGCCGTCGTAGGCTGCGAAGACGCGCAGCCTCACGGACTTGGGCGGCTGGCTGTCCGGCGTGCGGCCAATCCATTCAGCGACCTCGCGTGGCATCAGGCGGCGTCACGGACGGGGTTCTTGGCCCCGCCCGCGCCCTCGCCGTCGTCGAAATAGCGGACATGGATCCCCTCGCTCGCGCACCAGGCGAGGATGAATTGGATCAGGTCCGTGAACTCCCGGACCGAGAGCGCCGACGTGGAGAGCCCGAGCGGCACGAAGCCCTTCCCGTCCAGGCTCGGGAGCATGGTGATCTCTTGGCCCAGGGCGTGCATGAACACGGCCTTGTAGGCCTCCATCGACATCGTGATCCCGCGGTGCTCGGGCCGCTGCTTCATGATCTGGCCGAGGAGCCCATGGATGGCGCGGTTCTGGCGGTGGGTGCGCGTCTCGTCCTTGATCTCAAGGCGGGTCCCGAGCGGCAGGTTCGCGACCATCGCGGCCACGTCGCGGCGGGTCTGGCGGTCGGTTAGCGTGTAGGCGCGGCGCTCGGTCATCGGGCCGCTCCGTCACGCTGATGACCGTCCCAGGGAACGCCCTCAGCACGGTCCGGCAGAAAGGCGCGCAGGGCTTCCTCTTCCCAGACCTCCGCGTGGTAGGGGGTCGGCATCAGGCAGCTTCCCGCTGGGAAAACTGGGCCGTCAGGCGTGCGATCCGGGCGTCCAGTTCCGCGAGGAAGCCGGACACCTCGTGCTCCAGATCCACGATGACCGAGGCGTCCCGGGCGACCCGCTGGACGTGCAGCCGCATGGGCTCCGGGAGGCGCGGGTCATAGGAGACGAAATCGCACCACTGGCGCCCGGTGCACGCCATCTGCCATTGCATCTGCGTCAGGTATTTCGCCGCGATTGGCTCGCCGAGCAGGGTGTCGAGGTGCGTGGCCGTGTTCGGGCACTTGAACTCGACGAGCCCGATGTCTCCGACCAGGCCGTCCGGGCTGGCGCCGCTCATCGCGACTTCGGGGTGATCGACGAAGCCGACCTCGTAGACATCCACGCTGAAGCGGTCGCCGTAGGCCTGCCGCGCGAAGGGCTCCTGGTCGGTTCCCCAGCGCATGGCGTCGTTGGTGAAGCTGGGCGCCGGCGTCTTGGTCAGGCGCTCGCACAGCAGCTCGGCGAGGTAGTTGGCGCGGCTGGCGCTGTACCCCGTCTTGGTCCGCGCAATCACGTCGGCGACGCGGGAGGCGGTGACTTTGCCGAGTCTGCACTTAAGCCATGCCTCGGTTCCTTGGGCGACGATCTCAGACACGCTGAACTCCTTCCAGTTTGTTGCGCTTCAGCCGCAGATGAGCCGCGCCCTTGGTGATCCCGATGCGCGCCGCGTAATCGACCAGCGCCATTGTCCCGAGGGGCGTCGAAACCAGCGTCAGGTCTTGGCGGTTGCGCGATTGCTCGTGAGGGGTCGCCCACCGCACATTGCCGGGTGTGTAGCCGCGCCCAGGGTCGATGCGGTCGATGCTCGTTCCCTCAGGACGCGGACCGATGTGGGCGACAAACGCGCTAAAGCTTCTCCGCCACTCGTCGCAGACGTGAATCCCCTTGGCGCCGTAGCGGGGATAGTCCTTGTGGGCCGGGTTAGAGCAGCGCCCCACCATGGCCTGCCATGAGCGGTACTCGGGCGTGTACCGCATCCCGTGGGTGCGATTTCCGGGACGCTGACAGCCGCATGATGTGGTGTATCCGTTCCGGACCCGGCTGACCGCAACGGCCTTCTCGTTCCCGCAAGTGCAGGCGAACATCGCCATGCGATGGCCGTCTCGGGTCCGCTCCTCAAGGTGGCGGATCAGCCGCAGCCGCTGCATTAAGCGGCTTCCTTCTCGGGTTGGGGCTTGCGGAACTCGTAGGCCTGCGTCAGCGCGGCCAGACGGTCGGGATCGGACTGGGCCAGTTCCGCCCGCAGCTTCTCGGCCAGCTTCCAGGCGCGTTCGACCTGATCGGCCCGGCAGTCCTTGAGCGTGGCCGCCAGATGTTCGGCGCGGTCGCTCAGGGTCGGTTCCTTGACCTCGGTGCGCTTGGGCTCGGGCCGCGCGCGGTCGTTGCCCGGTCCGCTGGCGGCGTTGCCGTCGTCGTCCTCGGGCGCCGCGCCGGTCATGGCGAGCAGGGCATAGCGACGGGCGTAGGTGATCGCTGAACCAACGCCCTGCGGGTCCTGCTTGGTCGGGCGCAGGTGGAGCGTGCCGGTGACCATCGAGCCGCCCTCATGGAGCAGGACTGTCGTCACGCCGACCAGCTGGCCGTCGCTGGATGGGGACTGGATCACCGCCACGCCGGCCGCATTCAGCGCCGGAACCACGGCCTCCACCACAACCGCCAGGTCGGCGTACTTGTTGTTGAAGTGAGAGTTCGTGCTGGCCTTCTTCACGGCCTCCGTCGCCTTCTGCGCGGCCACCAGGGCCTTGGCGAGGGGGGCGCGCTCGCCGTCCCAGACGAGCGGCGAAAGGATCGGGGCTTCGCTCATGGCGTCATCTCCAGTTGTCGGGCCGCGAGCGCGTCTTCCACGCACGCGGAGCAGGTCAGAAGGCCGACGATCCGGCCCTCGCGGATGCAGTGATCGGGGATCGCCATAGGCCAGCCGCAGAGGTCGCATGGCACGTTCGGCGCTGGCGTCGATGACCGGCCCGAAGGGTCGGCGCTGCGCTCCCCGGGAGACGTCATGCCGCGATCTCCTGGGGCTGGGCTTTCCGAGCCGGACGCGGCTTGAACCAGCACTCCCGCTCGACGATGATGGTGACGCGCTCGACCCGGGCGCTCGGATGCAGCCCGAGGTTCCGCTTCACCCAGGCCCTTGCCAGGTCGGCGTCGGGCGAGGTGAACAGCGTCGTGCCGAGGGCGTTGACCACGGCGTAGTCGGTGCGCTTCTCGCGGGTCATTGCGGCGCTCCAGCGAGGCCGCAATAGCCGTGATCGTCTGGGATGCGCTCGACATCGTTCCAGGCGACCCACCGCCACGCCATGCAGGCAGAGGCGATGCACTTCGCGCCGGCTAAGGTGTCGGCGTATAGCGTTCCGGCGTTGGAGCCCTTCGTGCTTTGGACCCTGTTGCGCGGCGATGACGCCCCAGCGTCGATGACGTCGAACTGAACGGTGCGCGCAAAAGGACACCATTTCGTCTTGGCTTCGTCTTGGGTCATCACATTCCCCACATCACGATCGCAGCGCCCACGAAGACGCCCAGGACGGCCAAGCGGATGGCCTCACGGACGAACCACGCCCGCGAGCGCTGGTATCTGACCGGCACACGCCGGAACTGGACGCGGATCACGTTCGGGCCGTGGCGTCGGGTCCCGCGCCAGGAGGAGGGGATCGCGGTCATTCTGCGTCTCCGTTCGCGATGGCGTGGTTGAGTTGTCCCAAGGCCTCGACGGCCCGCTCGCGCATGGCCGTGCGCTTGTGGATGGCGCGCACGCCCGGCATGTCCGCGGCGATGTCCCGCAGCGCCCCGGCGAGGATGCCCATTCGTCCGCTCAGCGGCAGGTTCGCCAGGGCTTCGGCGAGCACGTCACCGGCGCGTTGCAGGCCGGGTTCGGGCGTCGCGGGAGAGCCCAGGGTCAGTCCTGGGCGCGGAGGCGTGGGGTTGGTGAGGGACACTAGTCCGCCACCCGCCGCGCCTGTTCGGCGAAGGGATCGAACTCGCGGGCGATCCGCAGCTCGTAGAAGCCGGGCGAGAGGTCGTAGTGGCCGTGCGGAACGGTTGCGTCCTGTACGAGCTGGGCGGGATTATCCAGGATCGCGTAGAGCACCTTCATGCCCGCGGGCACGTCCTTGGTGCGCTCCATCACGTCGCCGCCGGTCAGCAGGTGGTGGTTGCCGCTCTCGCTGTGGCTGATGATCCAGCCCTTGGCGGTGCGCGCGACCTTGGCCATTGCGGCGAAGTCGGACGGCATCGCGTCGATCTTGACGATGGTGATCTCGCCTTGGGCGCCGATGATCTGTTTGGTCATTTCAT